CCCTGACGCGGAACCCGCCGAGCTTGCCATCAGCAGTATCCAGCAGGCGACCACGACCCTCAATGTGACCACGGCAACGCCTCACGGTCTGCGCGTCGGTTCGCGTATCAGCATCTACGGCGTGACTTCGGATAGCCGTCTGAACTACTCCGAGCTCGTTGTTGCAACGACCCCGAGCACGACGCAGTTCACTTGCACCGCTGGTCCGATGGGCACTATCGCGTCGGTCACTTCGGGTCCGTTTGCGCAGGGCTTTGTCTACATTCGTTCCTCGATGGCGCGTGCTCCCAACGGCACGTCGATGATCTTCGAGCAGGGCAGCGCTACGCAGGCGTCGTTCTACAGCAAGAGCGACAACGGCGATCCGATGCCGATCGGCGGCACCATTGGTGGCAGCCATTCGGTCACCGTTGCGACGACTGCGTCGATTCAGCCTGTCGCAGCGTTCAACAACTACAACTTCCGCCCGACTTCGGAATTCCGCCTGGCCCAAATGGCGGACCGGCTCCAGTGGCATGACACCACGGTGGACGCGACGTGGCAGACGAACGCTCGCGCTACCATCACGCAGGTGATCCCGAACAATACGCGGACGTACAAGCTGCGCTTCCGTGGGAAGAACCACAAGGCTCTCACCGCTCCGGTGGCGAAGATCGTGTCGGCAACCAAGACCGGCACTACGACTGCTACCATTGTGACCGATGTCGCGCACGGTCTCACCACTGGTGATGTCGTTAACATCTACGGCATCCGCGACCAAGCTGCGGCATCGTTCCCGAACCTGACGGCCGCTACGGCGGTTGCCAGTGTGGTCAACGCCACGACCTTCACCATTGTGATCGGTACGGCTTCGACCGTTACCAGCTACGGCGGGTACGTCTCGCGTGTCAACGGTGGTCAGGTACAGCAGGGTGCTATTGCGCAGGCGGTGCAGAGCGCTTCGATTACCAACAGCATTCTGACGCTTGTTGGCTCTGCTGCATGGTCGGGCCTGCTGATTGGTGACTATGTCAACCTGCATGGTTGCCGCAATAACGCCTCGGGCGCTGATCTTGGTATCGACGCCGTGTATCGTGTCCGTGACATCCAGACTACTTCACTGGTGCTGGAGCAGATTGGCGGAACGGCCATTCCGACCACTCTATCGCTCACGAACTGCGGTGGCGCCATTCTCAAGCGCACTGACCTCCGCATCAGCTTTGTCCGTGTTTTTGACTTTGACCGTCTTCGCATTGAAGCGCTGAACCGGCCCACCAATGACGTGGCGGGCGCGACCCCTGTGGTCGTTCAGGGCGGCACGCTGGCCGCTGTGACGACAGTTACGACCGTCAGCGCGGTCACCGCTGCGAACCTGAACATTCCGGGCACGGTTGCAGACGTCGCAAGTGCTGCCATCACAGCCACCGCTACGGTTGCCCCCACCCCGACCTTCGGTACGGAGTACGAGGTCAACATTCCGGTGACGGCTGTGTCGGGCACGACCCCGACGCTGGACGTGGTGGTGCAGGAATCGGATGACGGCGGCACCAACTGGTACGATGTCTACCACTTCCCGCGCATCACAGCCACCGGCATGTATCGCTCGCCCAAGTTGCCCCTCAAGGGCAACCGCGTGCGGTATGTGCAGACGGTGGCCGGCACCACGCCGAGCTTCACTCGAGCCATCAACCGCCTGCAGGGGTCGTTCAATGGCACGCGCTGGGTTCGCCGCGTCTTCGACCGCGCGGTCTCGCTCACCACGCTGAACGCGGCCACCACGACTGCGGCCGGCAGCCCGCTCAACATCCAGGAATGCAGCAACGTCCAGCTGGTGATCAACCTGGGTGCGGCGACGACGCCCCCGGCGTTGCAGCTCGAGGGGTCGGACGACAGCGGCGCGACCTGGTATGCGATCGGCACGCCGCTGACCGGTGTGGCCAGCAGCACGGTCCAGGCGACCTTCAACAACGTCAACGCGGAACTCGTCCGAGCCCGTGTGTCGACCGTCGGCGCGACCGTCACCGCCGGCTACGTCTCGATCAAGGCATGGAGCTGATATGACCGAAGGAACTGAAGAAATCGTCCTCGACATCGAGACCGGCGAGCCGCTGGATGTGGAGGGCTGGGAGCTGACCGGCCGGATCAGCATCCACGACGACAAGGGCAACCTGTGGGAGCACCGCTCGTACCAGAGCAACTTCGACAAGGACGGCAATTACGAGGTCGTTACCGGTCGGGTGTTGCTCGAGCCGGCGCCGGAGCCCGAGGCTGAGGACGAGGCCGAGGTCCAGGCCGAAGATTGACCGATCTGGGGGTCCTGCCTACACCGGTGGGACCCCTCTGATCCAAGGACCCTGGCGCGCGATGGCGACGGCCCTCACCTACACCCCACCGCCCACTGTCAGCCGGTTCGTCAAGGACCACCTGCCGGGCGAGCTGTTCTACGACTGGATTGTCGGGCCGGTCGGCTCCGGCAAGACCACCGGCATCTTCTTCAAGCTGATCTACATGGCCAAGCTGCAGGCCAAGGGCCCTGATGGCGTCCGGCGCTCGCGCGCGGTGATCGTCCGCAACACCGGCCAGCAGCTCAACGACACCACCCTCAACTCCTGGTTCACCTGGTTCAAGCCCGGGCAGGCCGGATCGTGGCACGTCACCGACAAGAAGTTTGTGCTGCGCTTCGACGATGTCGAGTGCGAGGTGCTGTTCCGCCCCCTCGACACCCCGCAGGACGTGGCGCGCGTGCTGTCGCTCGAGGTCACCTTCGCGATCGTCGACGAGTTCGTGGAGATTCCCCAGCCGATCATCGACGCGCTGTCGGCGCGCTGCGGCCGTTATCCGAGCGCGGTCATGGGCGGGGCGACGAACTGGGGCATGTGGGGCTCGTCGAACCCGTCCACCGAGGACAACTGGTGGTTCGACTACCTGCACAACAGCCAGGGTGTAATCCAGCCCGGCGAGGGGGTCAGCCTGCACCACCGGATGGTGCTGGATGAGCGCAACGCCCGCTATTTCCTGCAGCCCTCGGGCTTCAGCCAGCACGCCGAGAACGTCGAGAACCTGCCCGGCGGCCGGGACTATTACCGCAACCAGGCCAAGAACAAGTCCGAGGCGTGGGTCCGGCAGTTCCTCGAAGCCGAGTGGGGGTACTCGATCGCCGGCAAGCCGGTCGTCACCAGCTTCAACTCGCAGGTCCACCTGTCGAAGGCGCGGCTGACCTACAACTCCAACCTGCACCTGGTCGCCGGATACGACCCGGGGATCACCGGCACGGCCATGATCTTCGGCCAGGAGGACCTGGAGGGGCGGCTGCACGTCATGGGGGAGGTAGTCGCCAGCGGGCTCGGCGCCAACCGCTTCCTGAACGAGCGGATCAAGCCCTATCTGGCGCGCAGCTTCGAGGGGCTGACGGCTGACAACTTCACGATCGCGCCGGACCCCGCCGCGGCCAATCGCGCACCAACGGATGAGCGTGCGGTGCTTGACGTGATCAAGAAGCACTTCCAGGTCTCGATCGAGAGCAACAACCGGCTGCCGCTGCGGCTCGACGCGATCGACCACTTCGCATCCCGGATGGTCTACGGCATGCCCGCGCTGGTGGTGGACGAGCAGGCGTGCCCGATCCTGGTCCGGGCGCTCAAGGGCGGCTGGCGCTATGCGCTCGACAGCAAGGAAAACCTGCGCTCGAACACCCCGGAGAAGAACCCCTACAGCCACCCGGGCGACGCGTTCGGCTACCTGTGTCGCTACTTCCATCGACAATCGGGCCGCAATCAGCGATACAGCAGCGCGCCCGGTGGTCGTGGAGGGTTCACGCCGCCAAGGTTCCAAAATAGTTATCACTTTCGATAAGTTTGTGCTATCGCAGCAGCATGTTGACCCAAGAGAGGCTGCGCGAGGTACTCCGATACGACCCGATCACAGGGGAGTTTTTCTGGCGCGTTCGCACATCCAACCGAGTACGTCCCGGAAGTCTCGCAGGAAGGGTAGACGCGGCTGGGTATCGCGGTATTCGCATCGACAAAGTTCTCTATTACGCGCATCGTTTGGCCTACCTGTATGTGGTCGGGGTCTGGCCAAACCATCAGATCGACCACAAAAATCGCTGCCGCGATGACAACCGATGGGGGAATTTGCGTGCGGTCACACCGTCCGAGAACCTCCAAAACCAGGGGCTGGCGCCGACCAACAAGTCCGGGTATCGTGGTGTCAGTTATCACAGCGCTGCTGGCAAGTGGGCGGCAGAGCGCTCGGTTGGTGGTGTGAGGCACTATCTTGGGTTGTTCACGACGCCGGAGGCCGCGAGGGACGCTTTAGCGGAATTTGCCGGAAGCCGGGGGCTTTAGGGGGTACGCATGGCGGGGCAGATCGGCAACACCACGAACGGCAGCGCGCCGGTGGTCGCGACCGTCGCGGTCGGCGACAAGTCCGCACCTGAGCAGATCACCGTGGAGTCGCCGGCACCGGTCAAGTCGCTCAACAAGACCGCGCTGTTGACGCTCGGCGCCAAGTACCGGGCGCTGTTCTTGCGCTACCAGGGTGAGCGCCAGCCGGCCGAGCAGAAGTGGCTCAAGAACCTGCGCCAGTACCTGGGCTACTACGACCCGGACATCGAGCGCGAGCTGCCCCGGAACCGGTCGCGCGCCTACCCGCGCCTGACCCGGGTGAAGTGCATCTCGATGCTGTCCCGGCTCATGAACCTGATGTTTCCGGGCAACGAGGACAACTGGGAGCTGAACGCGTCTCCGTCACCCGAGATGGACCCCAACGACGTGGCGGACGCCGTCAGCCGGCTGATGGCCAAGCTGCAGGGGAGCGGGCAGCAGGTCGCGCTCAACGATGAGCTGGTCGAGGAGGCGGTGCGCGCCCTGGCCGAGCAGCAGGCGGTCAAGCTGACCGGGCTGATCAAGGACCAGCTGACGGAGCTGGGCGGCAACCAGACGCTCGACTGGGTCGGGCTCAACCGCAAGGTCGTGGACAGCGGCGTCAAGTTCGGGGTTGGCCTGCTCGAAGGGCCGTTTCTGCGCACGGTCCAGCAGTCCGGCTGGGTGATGCAGGCGGATCAGGGCTTCAAGCCTGTCACGCGCGAGATTTACAAGCCCCAGTACGACTTCCTGCCGGTGTGGGACTTCTACCCCGACATGAGCGCGCGGTCGCTCCCGGGCGAGGGGTACTTCGTGCGCAAGGTGCTGGGGCGCGCCGCGGTGCGCCGGCTGGCCGATCGGCCTGACTTCTTCTCCGAGCAGATCAAGTTCGTGCTGACCCAGCTGCCCGGCGGCAACTTCCAGGCCAAGGGCTGGGAGACCGAGCTGAAGGCGATGGGCCTGTCGATCCAGACCCAGCAGAACAGCACCCAGACCTCCGGTCGCGAGAAGTACGAGGTGATCATCTGGAAGGGCCCGGTCAGCGCGCACACCCTGCGGGAGTGCGGTGCCGACGTGCCGGACGACATGATGGCCGACGACATCGACGCCGAGCTGTGGATGATCGAGAACTACGTCATCAAGGCCGAGATCAACCCCTGGCGCCGCCTCGGGGTCTCGGACATGCAGACGATCCATGTGTTCAACTTCGATGAGGATGACACCAGTCCGGTCGGCCAGGGCCTGCCCGGTATCATGCGGGACACCCAGCTGTCACTCTGCGCCTCGACGCGCATGCTGCTCGACAACGCCTCGGTGACTTGCGGGCCGAACCTGGAGGTCAACACCAAGCTGATGCGGGCCGATCAGGACCTGACCTCGGTCCAGCCCTACAAAATCTGGTATCGCGACGACGATGATCCGGTGACCACGCAGTACCCGGCCGTGCGCCCGGTGGCTATCGACGGCCACATCGCCGAGCTGGAGGGCATCGTGAAGCTGTTCATGGAGTTCGCCGAGGTCGAGACCTTCATCGGCCCGGCCACCGGCGGCGACATGACCCGGGCGCCATCCGAGCCCATGCGGACAGCTGCCGGTGCGTCGATGCTGCGTGGCGATGCGGCCCTGCCGTTCAAGGACATCGTCCGCAACTACGACACCTTCACCCAGTCGGTGATCTGGTCGATGGTCAACTTCAACAAGAAGTTCAACCCGGACCTGGCGCCTGGCGGCGACTACAACGTGATCCCGCGCGGCGCGACCAGCCTCATCGCCAAGGAGGTCCGTGGGATGCAGCTGGACATGCTCAGCCAGACCCTCACGCCGGAGGAGCGCGACCACATCGACGAGCGCCGGTTCGTCGAGGCCAAATTCGCTGCCCGGGACCTGCAGGGTATCCTGGTCAGCCCCGACGAGGCCGCGCGCAACAAGCAGATGCGCCAGCAGGCCGCCGCCGAGGCTCAGGCCAAGCAGGACCAGATGCTCGACGCCACGATCAAGAAGACCGCGGCCGAGGCATACAAGAACATCACCCAGGGGCAGAAGAACGTCGCCGGAGCCGAGGGCGCGGCGGTCAAGTCCGCCCTCGAGCTGGCCGCAGGAGTGCAGGATGGATCGAACCAAGGAACGTCGTCAGGAGCTGGCAAAAGCGGTTCGGGAGGGAGCAAGGCAGCTTGAGCCCGGCGCGCGAGCGGCAATCGAGCTGGTCGGTCTGCTGCTCGCCGAGGCCAAGGACCGCCTCGTGGCCGCCCCGGCGGACGAGGTGATGCGCGCTCAGGGTGCCGCGCAACAGCTGCAAAGGCTTCACCATGAGTTGACGAACACACCGGCATCCATCACACCACAGCCAAATGTCACGCAGGAGCGTAATCGATGAGTGGGAAGTCTACCGAAGGAACCCAGGGTGCAACGAGCTTTGACGACGCGTTCGCCGCGGCTGCTGCGGCGGGTGGTGAGCTTCCTGCAGCTCCGGCTGCTGATCCTGCGCCTGCTCCCGCTGGCGATCCCGCTGGAGCTGATCCAGCTGCTGCTGCCGATCCTGCCGCGGCGGCACCGCCCGCCGCTACTGGCGATGGCGCTGATCCTGTGGGCGACGGCAACGCAGCCGCGCCTGCCGGTGGTGAGGGCGGGCAGGCAGCACCTGCGGCCCCTGCCACTGCGCCGGCGGCCGATCCGGCACCGAATGCACCGCCTCCACCGAGCGCTGACGACATCGTCAAGGGGCTGGCCGACCTGCTGAAGAAGGAGGCGCCGCCCGCGCCGGCCGCGCCGGCCGCGCCGGCCGCTCAGGAGCAGCCGATCTACTCGGAGCAGGAGGTCCAGATTCTCTCGGACTACGAGAAGAACTGGCCCGATGTGGCTCAGGCTGAGAGCCTGCGGCGCAAGGCCGAGTACCACGATCTGCTCAAGTACGTGTTCACCCAGGTCCACGAATATGTCGGCCCGGCGCTCGAACAGCTGCGGACAATCCAGAACAACCTGCACACCGGCGAACTCAAGACGCTGGTTCCCGACTACGACCCGTCTCTCGAAGAAAAGGTCAGCGGTTGGATCGACCAGCAACCAACCTACTTGCAGAGCGCCTACAAGCAGGTTATGCAGCAGGGGACATCGGAGGAGGTCGCAGACCTCATCGGGCGTTACCGGTCGCCGGCACCAGCCGCGGCCCCCAAAGCTGAGCTGTCCAAGACTGCCAAGCAAGCGGCAGTGTCTCTGGCCCCAGTCGGTGGTGATCGCAGCGTTGTTCCGCAGGGTGAAGACCCGAACGATTTCGACAGCGCATTCGCGAAGTACGCCTCGACGATGCCGGGAATTTGACGCTCAACTAGGGGGGCAACAACATGGTTTCTTACGGCGATATCTCTCCCGCAGTAGCTGCGTGGGCGACCGTCCGCATGCTCCAGCGCGCTCTGCCGCTGCTGGTGTTCGAGAAGTTCGGCCAGACCTATCCGCTGCCGACGAACTCGACGCAGACGGCCAAGTTCCGCCGCTACTTCCTGTCGGGTGCGACCGGCTCGGCCGGTAACGGCTCGGGCGCGTTCTTCACGCCGCTGGCCACCACCCCGCTGGTGGAAGGTGTGACCCCGGAAGGCCGCGTGCTGGCCAACCAGGACTACACCGTCACGCTGCAGCAGTACGGCGACTTCATCACCATCACCGATGTCGTGAACGACACCCACCCGGATAACATCCTGGCGGAAGCGACCGACATCCTGGGTGAGAACGCCGCGCAGACCGTGGAAGCCCTGCGCTTCAACGTGCTGAAGGCGGGTGTGAACGTCTTCTACGGCAACAACGTGCTGAGCCGCTCGGCGGTGATCACCAAGATCAGCCTGGCCGATCAGCGCCGCGTCACCACGGCCCTCAGCCGCCAGAACGCCAAGAAGATCACCTCGGTCGTCGCCTCGACCGCGGACTTCAACACCAAGTCGGTCGAAGCCGCCTATGTCGCCGTGGTCCACCCGGACCTCGAAACCGACATCCGCGACATGAACGGCTTCAAGCCGGTCGCGGACTACGGCCCGCACACCACCCCGTGGGAGGGTGAGATCGGCTCGGTCGAGCAGGTCCGCTACATCGGGACCACCGTCTCGACGCCCTTCACCAACGCGGGCGCGGCTGTCGGTGGTAGCGGTCTGCGCTCGACCAGCGGCACCAACATCGACGTGTACCCGGTGCTCTACTTCGCGCGCGACGCCTTCGGCATCGTGCCCCTGAAGGGCAAGTCGGCCATGACCCCGATGGTGGTCAACCCGAAGCCGGCCGCCGGCGACCCGCTGGGTCAGCGCGGCACCGTGGGCTGGAAGCTCTGGACCGCCACCATCATCCTCCAGGAAGCCTTCATGGCTCGCCTCGAGGTTGGCGCCACCGCCTAATCGTCACGGGGCGGGGGAGGCTAGTCCTCCCCCAACTCCGGCAAGGCTCGAATACGGGGGTACAAGGAAATGACGCAGGTAACCACCACTCAGCAGGCTGACGGCGTCGTCAACATGACGAACGGCCGCCTCACCGGCGCCGGCGCTGCGGTCGACGTTCAGCTGGGCTTCCGCCCGCGCTTCGTGCGCATCTTCAACGAGACCGATGTGATCCTCTGGGAGAAGTACGTCTCTCAGCCGGACACCGACTCGATGAAGCAGGTCGCCGCGGGCACCACGACCAAGGACACGACCAGCGCGATCATCATTCGCGGCGGTGCTGCCAACAACGACAGCTTCCGCGGCTTCACGCTGTCGGCGGCTCTGGCCGCCAGCGGCAAGGTCCTGCACTGGACCGCCGAGGGTTAACCCAGGGGGGTTGGGGGCTGGCCCCGGACGCGTCGTTTCACCCGCGTCCGGGGCCGTTCTAATATCAGAGGGGCGGATCGATGGGTTACGGGTGCAGCAGGATCGTCATCGAGCGGAACCAGAACGGCTTCGAGGTCACGGTCACCGACCCCAAGATCGCAGCGGCCAACGAGGCCCGATCAGGCAAAGATGGCGCGATCGCCCCGTGGCGCGACCCGTCGGTCGAGTACCAATTCACCACCAAGCAGCAGGTCCTGGACTTCGTCGAGGCTGCCTTTGACAAGGCGCTCCCCGAGGAGGAATACTCCACGACCTTCGACAAACTGGCAAAGGACGCGATGAAGTCATGAGCGACGCCTACAACATCGGAGAAGTGACCATCACCCCGCTCGGTGGTGGCTACTACGACATCACCCATCCCAGCCTGGAAGGCGCCGAGCGCGTCCGTGGCAAGGAGGCCGCCGACACCCGCGCAGCCGAGATCAACGCGGCCAACGCTCCGTCGGAGGGTCACATCGAGCCCCAGGGCGACCTGACCGCCACCGCGGCCCCGGCCATTGGCACCGTGGAGATCAGCGCCGAGGAGCTGGCCAAGCTCCGCGCCGACGCTGCCGATGCGGCCGCCCTGCGCGAGCAGATCGCGACGGTGCGCACGACCGAGGGTGCTCCGGCGCCGTCGATTGTGGGCATCCCCGGCGAGTACACCAGCATCCTGTCGGACGAGCAGAAGGACGCGCTGAAGATCGGCTTCTCGCGCATCATCCTCGAGGACAACGCCGACATCCCCCCGACCGGGCTGTTCGTGGCGCACAATGGGCGCCCCTACATGATCCAGCCGGGTGAGGTCGTCGACATCCCCGACTTCCTGCGCGAAGTGCTCGATCACGCTGTGATCTCGGTGCCGGTCGTCGACAACAAGACCCAGCAGGTCATGGGGTATCGCAACCGCAGCAAGTACCCCTACCGCCGGGTGGACTGACGCTCCACCCCGAAACCGTTGCGTGGTGACGTGTGCAGTGTTAGTCATGCGCACACGGGCCACGCGGCGGTATGGGGGCAGAGAGTGTGACGCTTACAGAGCTGCTGAGCCTGCTGCGCAATGCGATCCTCAACGATCGCTCGGCGCGCACTGGCGGGGCGTCGGACTACCTGTGGACCGACGAGACCCTCATCACCTACATCAACGAGGCTCAGCGTCGCTTTGCGGTGCAGGGCCTCGTTCTGCGTGATGGCTCCACCAAGGAGGTCACCCAGGTCACGCTGAAGACCGGCGTCGACACCTACGCCCTGCACCCGGCGGTGATCGCCGTCATGTCGGCCAAGCTGGTCGACCAGAACGCGGACCTGACCCGCGTCGGCCACTCGACCCTGGCGGCCTATCGGGCCCCGACCGACAGCTGGACCGATGCGCAGGGCTACCTCACGCTGCCCCCAG